GTTGTGAAACTTGCTTTGCATCTTCTATTGATATGGGTTGAGCATTGTCACTTGATTTAGTACTAACATTTTTATTTGTTAGCTTAACTAATAATTCAGGAGTGAGCATTGAAAGAACGTAATATTTCAAACAAGGCTTGATATATTTATCGTATAAAACCAAGTCATCATTTGCTAATGTTCCCGCATTTGCTTTATTATTAATATCATTAAACAACCTAGTTCCTAAAGTTGTTTCGATAAATAAATCCTGAGCAGTTTGAATATTGCCTCGAATATATTTAGGGTCAACATTTGCAGTTACTACGGTAGCATCCTTAATAAATGTTTCCGATATGAGTAGTTTAACGGTTGCCATTATTTACGTCTTTTTTTAATTACTACTGCCTCCCAAAAATGTCTACAAAATGCAGTGGTTTCCTCAGTGTTTGGATTGGTATAATAACCACCTCTAAAAGCCCACGCCCCACCTTCAGCTTCAGGCGAACTACTTAATCCATCTATTTCGTTTCGTGAATAAACCTTACCTGATTTAGCCTCTGCCATTCTTTTAACGCAATACGGTCTACTACCACTGGCAGCTTTAGGAATACCAGCAATTTCAGCATAACGATATTTAACCTCAATATCTAAAACAATATCTTCGTTGTCGATAATGTTTTCACCTGACTTTGTAATTTTAATATCAGTTCCTAAATTACCTTTAAGCAATCCCGACTGATACAAGTCATCAATTATATTTTGTGTTTCAACTTTCGTTAATCCTAAACCTTCTGAAATATCTTCAAGTCGTATATTCTTATTCGATTTAATCAATGATAATACATCAATCCTATCTTCATCAAGTTCGATTCCTAAAACGTCTTTAAAGTAATGTTTTCTAAAAGTGAAATCGGTATGTTCACCATCTTCAACCTTGAATGTTTTTAAAATATTCGAAGGGTCTATGATTTCACCAACTGAACTGAAGTAAGTTTCAATCTTATCTTCTATTTTGATAAAATTCATTATTTAGCTCCTTATAAGTTTTAAAAGTGAATATCTACACATTCTTGTGGTGTTATACCTTCCATGTATGCTTCTTGTATATCAAAAGCAAAGCACTTAATACCATAATCTGAGTACCCTAACTTCTTAGCAAGTTGGTAAACTTCGTTGTAATACTCTTTAAAATTCATTCCTTATCCCCTTAATCACTAATTTACCTGTTTTATGAGACGTTTCTCCGATTAGCTCATGCACCTGATAAAACAGCATATACTGTACACCGTGCATAATATGTTGATCAGAGAAGTACGCACCTAACTCATCTTGATCTTCTATACCAGACTCAAAACTCCATTGCTCTTTTAACCACAACAACATTGAAGCATAAGAGGAGAATACAGCTACTACATTAACATTTTCCTCGATGCTGAAAATATCCTCTTTATACAGAATATAAACCTTACTCATTTCTTCCCCTTTCGTTTGTTACGTAGTTTACGAGAGTTTCGTAGTTTAATACGTGTACTATGTTTTGGTAGAGTGAGTTTCCACTTCGTTGCAACATCACTAACCGTTTCGAAGTAACAATTCTCAACTATTGGCTTTACTTCTTCCTTAACTACAACATCACCCTTACCATTATTCATACATTTACGAATGTGCATAACAGCAAGAGTAATTATTAAAGCTAAAAACGACACAACAAATAATAACACAAATACATCCATTATTTAAAATCTCCTGCGCAGACAATGTAAACTTGTTTTCCAAATTCACGACTTAAATAAGCTTTACCATATTTACTCTCAACAATATTTAATTGCCAAGCTGTATAAGTAATTTCATCTAAGATAAGTTTAATGTCTTTCTCAGCTTGTGTTGTAGGTTTAGGTGCTACAGCAATAACATCTGAATATTTTGCACCGTTCTGGCGTAGATTAGATACATCTTCTGCAAACTCAGCAATGCTTTCACACAGAGTAAGCTCTACACCGACAGGGTTTAGAGAGTTATCCACAACCTTTGCTTGTGCAGGTGCATACTGACAAGAGAGTAGTAGAACTGCACATATAGATAGTAATTTGTTTTTAAGTTTCATTGTAAATCTCCAAATCGTCAATTAGATTTTTAAGATAAGTGATTTGTTGTAAAATTTCACTTGAAATATTTGAAGCTGTGTCACTATCTGTATAGTAAACAAAATCCTCTAAATCTCCTTGTGCAAACTCTAATTGTGTTAAAGCTGTTTTCAGAAATTTCATGTTTGCTTTGGTTGTCATTTTCAATCTCCTAAACCTAATTGTCGTTTGAGTCGTTTCAAATGACCTTCCTCAGAAGTATCTTCACAGTACCAAATAAACACCCACTCACCATTAACTTTTATACAGAATGCATCGTCATGTATGTCGGAATATTCTATGTTATTATTAACACACCACTCACCTAATAGATCATCCACTTTTAAACGGTAATCAAACATCTTTAAATCTCCTTAATTAATTTGTTCTTTAAATATAATACAACTGACTAAGTGTTGTCAAGCAGTTGTTCAACAATAATATCATGTTCTTTAAGTAGGTTGATACCTGATCTATCACGATACTCCTGTTTATATACAACTCTCTTGATTCCTGCTTGAGCAATCATTGCGCTACATTGCGAACAACAACTTAATGTTGTGTAGAGTGTTGCTCCTTTAACAGAAACACCTTGCCGTGCTGCGTGAAGTATTGCATTAAGCTCTGCGTGGATTACTGTATTCAAAGTAACTAACTCACCTGTAGTTACGAACTTACTTGGTTTACCGAACTCAGAATGTAATACTATTTCTTCATATTCACAACGATTATCCCAACCACTAGGATTTCCATTAAATGCACCTAACATAACATTTTCAGGGGTAACTAATACACAACCTACTTTCTTTCTAACAGCGTGTGATAAAGTAGCCATACTCTCAGCACAAGACATGTAAACCTTATCTAAATCTTTCTGTGATGCCATTATTTACTTCCCGTTTAATAAACTAAACAAGTCGTCATACAACGCTTTATCTAGTGTTTTAACTGTGTATAAGATACCATTCTCAAAAGATAAATTCACTTCGTAGTGTGAGAATCTTGAAATCGACTTAGAACTAACTGACCTTTCACTATCATACACTACAGAGAAATCAAACCGCTTTACATTATCTTTCGTAATTTTAAGAATACAACCATCTTCTAAATCAATAATCACTTCTTCAACTTTACTTCGTTTTGTTGTGTATTTCATTTAAACCTCCTTAACTAATGTCTTCTATGTGTCTAAACCCGATAAAACTTGGTGAAGTTAACTCAATCATCAATATCAACCTCATAATTCATAAGAGCTTCATAAGCTCTATCATCAATCTTGCCTTTCCATTTCTCAGCTAACTCAACTAAATAAGTTTCTTTAGCTTTCTTATATGCAGCAAAAGCATCAATAACATTATTAAATGCTCCAACATGTTTCCTCCCAGTAGATGTGGACAGTTGTGCAACAAAATTTCCAGTGTTTTTATGGTAGGTAACACCTACTGGGAAGTCACCACGTTTTTTATTTTGCTTGATAAGAGCTACGTTGATTTCCTGTGGTAGGAAAACACAAGTACCCTCACTATAATATTTAGATACTCCGCTAAGTAAGTCTTTATCAAGTTCAAAATTATTCTCGCTAAACCCCACTTGTCTATTACACCACTCATAAAAGTATGTGTAACTTTTAAAGTTTTCAGACACGGTACAACCAATATATGTTTCCCTAGCTTTATGGGATTTAGGAGAGTAGCACCTTGCGAGCATACTACTCCAAAGGTCGTACTCCTTCCGTATCTTACTCCCATCCCAACAACTATAACTATCTCCGATAACACCTACACCATACACCGATGGTAATGACCTATCTTTTACCTGTCCTGATAAAACTTGAGAGTGCCTTGTTATAGTCTCATACCCTGTATCGATAAATTTCACAACAACATTTGCAGAGTTAATGTATTCAACTACAATAAACTCCCCACACTGCTTACTTGTAAATATATCTCCAACTTTTGCCTTTAAAACACCCAAAACTTACCCTCCAATATCATCTATGTCACGCCAACCTTTAAAACTTGGTAATCTAGGCACAAGTTTCGCACCTACATCCATATAACGAACCGCGGCTAACTTTCCAATATATTTATCTCTATTCGCCCAAATTTCAGCTCTTTGTACACATGTAAATCCAGAACCAACATTAAAGGTTGTATCTCCAAACTTTAAAACCAAACTTCCTAGTGTATTCATAGGAATTTGGTTTTTCTTATGCGTACTTCGTTTGGTATAACCAAGCTCGTTAATCACCTGTTCATTTGTGTTTTTGTGCAACTCTTCAAAACCAACGACTTCGAACTCACTGTCTACAAAGAACTTAAACTTAATAGATAACTGTTCTTTAGGTGTTGATCTACCATATTTATAAACACCATTAGGATTCCTACCAATCAAACCTTCTCCACCTTTTACTTTCTCCTTACTCAGTAACTCTGTTAGTTCTTCCTTTGTTTTAATGTACAACTGTTGTGTAGCTACCA